CTTCATTCCCATTTCCCTTTCTTCTCCTTTCGGTTTTTGGTTGTTATCTGGTTCCTCTTTTTCAGATTCCTCTTTGGCAACTTTTTCAATTGTTTCATTCAGCCTTTCTACCGCCGATTTCATAATCTCCAGCTCTGCCTCTGATACATCTTCATTTTTCTTTACAATGCTGGCTGACCTGCCGCTGGACCACTTCTTGATTGATTCCTGCACTACTGCGTAAAATTCATCAAGACTCTCCTGCATTGCTGCTGCCGCGCTGGCACTGTCCAGTTCATCATCATTGAGGATTGAACAAAGAGAAGACTGCAATGCATAACCGATATCCCATATCTCATCACAAATCTTTTGATTATTGACTTCATTGATTTTCTCGCTGAAACTTATGGAATCGCCTTTCTGTATTTCAGCTACTGCACTGTCAATTTCCTCTTGATTCATACCAGCCGCTTTTCCAATAAAGCCAAACAACTTTTTAAGTATGCTGCTAGAATTTTTCGGTTCTTCCTTGTCTTTTTTCTTCCTCATTTTAATGTCAGCATCAGGATTTGCCCCTTCATCTACAAAATCTACTTTCCTGATTTTAAGATTCCTTAGCTTTGTTGCCACCTTCTTGTCTCCTTTCTGTAGAATATATAATACAAAAAAGACACCTTTTCAGATGTCTTTTTGAATTATCAGCATATAATTGCATTTGTTATTGTCTTTATGCGCAATATTTAATCTCATATTCTGAAACAATTTTGGAGAAAATTTCTCGCAATTTCTTGTCTTCGTCAATGATATCCATACGATTTGTATTCTTTATCTCGGTTTTTGTGCACCCACTATCGGACATTCGCTGTTTTTTGTTCCGAAGTCTGGTTCCTAAATCACAACCAGCGCGGCGCTCTAATTCACTGTACATCTCATTTCGCAAAACGTTAAATTCGGTTCCACAACTCTTTTGAATACGATTAAACTTTATATTAATTTCTTCACGCCAGTTGTCAAGTATTGGTTTAACAGCGTCTTTTATATTTTCTGTCGTAACAATTGCTTTCTGCGCCAACTCTTTTGCTTCCTTTGCCTGTAACTCTGTTGTAGCAATTTGATTTATCATCTGAAATAACATTTTTGTTTCGGGTGACAATCTTTCATCTACAAGCTGTCTGACACGAAAATAGCTACTTACAAGCTGACGCTGCACTTTCCATGCCAAATCGTCTCCAAACGGCTTCACCAACATTAGATATCCTTGTTCTGTCAATAATGCAATTCCGTTTGGCGCGGTAATTCCAAACAGTTCTCTTGCTTCGTATGCGTCACATACGAAGTAATCTTCGTCCAATATAAACTTATTTTTATGGCTATTGAATGTTACTCTAGCAGTTCCTTCTGGTCTGCCATGCACAGCATCAATATCCTTGAATGTCACTACTCGCTGACCTTTATACTCCTTTATTGAAATATCATGGTTGTTAATCTTGATAATATCATTCATGTACCTTACCACCTTTCTATAAATTTCTCTTATAAGAATACTTGGGAAACAACTAAAGCGTTTTCATTTACATTAACAACACCCTGCTTCACCAACCCTGCGCCTACTAGACAGCCAAGATGATCAAGAAATGGACCTTTTGCTTCATTTTTATTCGACTGGAATCCTTTCTGCTTCGCCTTCGATAGAGAACATAGAGTAAGTCCCATCTTTTACCTTTTCCCATACATCAGAATCCGTAACTTTAAATCCAATCCACCAGCCAACTGGCAGCGTTCCTACTGGAATACCCATTGCTGCCATTTTATCTTCTGTAAATACAACGCTTTCTATTAATACAGCAACACCGCCTCTTTCATGCATTTCGCCGCCTTCACCATAAAGCCTTACATATTCATAAACTGCTTCCTCAAGCTCACAAGGAGCGATAATGTCACCCTGCCAATCTTCTATCAGCTCACCATCTGCACGTATAGACACACTTGCCCACCCAAAAGCAAGATGCCTGTCATCATCAGATTTTGTTATCTTGAAACGTCCTTTTAGAACCTCATTTTGTTTTTCAATTAGTTCAGAGAATTTTTTCACTTTATCCTTTCTGCCCCTTTCAAATATGAATATAAAAAAAGGACCTGTTCCCAAGTCCTTTATTTTTTCTGTTTCTTATAATCATCTAATTGTTTTCTGACTCTTTTTTTATAATCTTCGATGTCAAGGTATGTTTCAAAATGGAATAGAGGAAATGATTTCTCTATATCTAACTCCTTCCACTCTTTTCTCATTTCCAAAAGTTCCTCATCTGTACGTAAACGCTGCACCATGTTTTCCATGAAACAACCTCCTTATATGCTTCATACAAATCTTTCAACATTCCCTTAAAACCCTTTCTAGTTGGCAGTATTTATCAATTATCTCTCCCAATAACAGATATCAGCAACTTGCTTTCTCATAATCAATTAACAGTTTTCTAATTGCCTCCTTATAACCACTCGTCCCATTGTATTCATCATAATTGAAAGGCGGAAAAGGCTCCTCAATTTCAAGTTCTTTCCATCTTTTTCTCATATCCTGCAATTCCTTATCTGTTTTCAAAAAATTCATTATACCAGACTTTTCCATGCTATAATCTCCTTATACGCTTCATACAATTCCTTTAATATTCCATCAAATTCTTTTCTGATTGCAGATTCACTCATATCAATACATGTTATGTTCGCAAATACTTCTAACGAACGCTTATAATCAGATGCCAAATATTCTGGAGTATGTCCAATAAAAAGCATACCATTCGCTTTTCCTCTTGTCAATGAACTTATCAAATCATTAAATGCAAAATCACTACCATAATCATCGTTCTGTAACAATTTTTCTAAACCATCTAAATTTGATATTATTAATGATTCCGTATTATCCATTGCCCGCCGAAAATTTTCATTTTCCCAAGAATGAAGAAATAAATAATCTACTCTATGAGCATTTTCATGTGTTAATGCAAATCTCATATCATAATCATTTGCATTTTCTGCATATGGATTATATAAGATAACATCCCTGTCGCTATTGTATACAAATGGCAAATTCAGTGTTTCATTCTTTTCATATTTAACTTCATCATGACTCATAAGCAATCTTATACTCATAGCCTCATCACCATTTGTATTAATAAGACTACTATCATAATCATCTATTGAAGCATCTATCCACTCATCTCCGGTTCTCATAGGACTTTCTATTAATTCACTATGATTTTCCACCTCAATATACTCCACGGCACAAGCACACCGCGGGTGCGCGGGTGGCAGCAGATCTTGTCCTGGAAATAGCGTTTTGTCCTTAAATGGAAAACTTTTGTCCATTTCAATTTCTGTACCTTCAAGTGCCTGGCATATGGTACATACCCTGTCGTCTCCTGATGTGCTCCATCTCTTTTTTACTGTTCCAAGATAGCCTTGTTGTTGGGCTTGCCGTATTCCTTCATCTGCCCCTCTGTTATATGCAAATGCGCTTTCTGTTTGTGCTATAGTCATAGCTCTTTGACGGTGTTTCCTCTCTGCGTATTTACAGGTTGCATCAAGCGCTTTTCTCTGCATATTTTCGGGCTTCATTCGTGGGTGCTCTTTTTTCAGATTCTCTATAATACTGTCATAAAGTCTAGCTGCTGCCTGCGTATCACCTTTTGTCAAACCAATACAAGGGCGGATAAGTCTGGATAGTTCATCAACAGTATGCCCCTCTTTCATCTTCTTTGCCAACAGAATAGAGATAGCTTCTTTCTGTTCGCTTGTACAGGCTGTAACCAATTGTGCCCCTCGTGTCTGAATCCACTTTAACATGCCTGGTGTCTGTGTGTTAAATACAAATGTTTTGTCATCTAAAATAGGCTGTCCTGATGCACCAGCAATGATTGCATTTGTCCATAAACCTTTCAACCTGCCTGAAATTAATTTGGAATAGTCCTGTCTCCATAATTCTATGGCTTCTTTACTTAATGTTCCATCTAGTACAGCCTGCCGCAGCTCCTGATATGTAATCGCATTTTGTTGATCTTCCCAAAAGCCGCAAAGAATTTGTACTGGTTCCTCACAATTATTTTCAAGATATTCTTCAAGACGCTCCAAAACTGCCTGGCTGTTGGCTGTTTTTACTTTCCGCACCCGTTTTGGAGGAATGATTCGTAATCCCATATGCTGCTTTTCCTTTCTGTTTTGGCTGCTTTTATAAAGCTCTATGACATATTCTGTATGTTAAAGTATCCGTTATCTGCCTAACCGTTTTTTAGCCTCTTCCGCCTTACTATTTTGTATTTCCTCACTTTCTTCATCAAGTTCAGTCCCTGCGGCTGTTTTTGGCTCTGGCGGCTGGTTCTGCTCCTGCTGTTCCTGCCTTGTTCGGTCAATCTCCCTAACATCAGAATAAGTTCTATCTGGAAGATGTCCGACCTGTCGAATGTAATCTTCTAATCCATCATCAGGTATTAAAACGCCAATTCCAGTCATATCTTTTATAAATGCTGCAACCTTTGTAATATCTGCGTCCTCTATGTCTCCATGTGTCATTTTAGGATATTCTGTAATGCCCGAAAAATGTTGACCGTTAATATCAATCAATGATGGTATGCCCTGGCTGTTAAATGTCTCACAGATGATATCCAAAAAAGCCCCTATAGCAACAGCAAACAATTCTGTCTTATCCGAACTAAGTGCCCAGCTTCCCGTTTTGTCATGCCCTAGAAAAATAAAATCTGCTAATACTGTCATTGCAATTCTAGTATCATAACGATTTACAATCGCATTGGTGTCAAATTGTCGTGTTCCACCAGAACTTAGTAATTCCAACTTATAACCAGCAGGAAGGACAACTCCCTCCGTTTCGTCCCTCCGAATATTTCTGACTATGGTTTCAAGTCCATTCACTATATCCGCATTTTCTGGTATATTTTTGTCCCATAAATCCACACCTTCTGGTCCATACAGCACTGGAAGTCCCGCCAAATCCCGCTCAATACCAATTCCTTCTATCTCTTGGATTCTACGCTTGAAGTACCATGAGCGATAGGCATTTCTAAGAATACTCCTTCCTTCTGGATTATTCTTACGGCTTTTTGTCCGAAAGAGTAACGCCTTTTCCATAGGAATTGTAAACGTCCCAAAATCTGGGGGTGGCATCTGTGTCATTCCCAGCAGATTATCCTCATTATCATATTCCCACTGATAAAGTGTCTCCTGTGCCCTTATTGGAAGTTTCTTCCAACCAATAAGACCATCATTAAATTTGCTCTTGGTTCGTGTATCTTTTGTATTTCCCATACGTCGCTTATATACAATTTCATGAAAGCTCCAACCATAGGTGAGAAAAGACAGGATTTCTGATATTGTGTCAATCCATGTGTCCTGCATATCATTCATGCAGCTCTCCACAAATTCAGCAGCTTCTTTATCCTTTGCAGTATCTCCGCCTGGCTGCACATTCCAATTGCATTGTCTTACCAGCATTTCTATAGAAAAGAGGATAGCGCCTATTATATCATCATTTTCAGACATTTCCCTGTATATCTCTATTCCCCGTTTTCCCCTTAGCTCATAGAGAAATTCTTCATAAATATTCCCACCATAGCGCCGCTGCCCTATACGACCTATCTCTTTGTTATTTGTCATTGGCACCCACCTCTTTTCCTTTATTAATTATTGATTTTATATGGAATATCCTCTATTCTTTAAATACAGGCTCTGCCAAGCTAAGTAAAAAAGAAAGGAGAATCCTCATGCAAAAAAAGAACTTGTCACGGGATATTGTCCATACCTTGAATCCGAAACCACTATTAATGCTACATATGTACAGTATGCAACACTTGGAACAACACCTTTAGCTAATTTCCAAACGAGCGACTGTCCATATATTGAAGAATGTCTGGACTCTGAAGAATGTCCTGTTGCTCTTCAAAAGATATATTGGTAAACTGTTCCAATAATTCCGGACAATTTTCAATCCAGGAACCTACAAGAATATCTTTTTGTTGGGTTTCTGGATTATGAAGGCAAATCTTCACACCTGTTAGTCCTTCCAGCTTTTTCCATACTTTGACAAAAGGTGCCTTATTGGTACTTTTATATTCTTTCAAACATTGGATAGCATACTTACAATACATACACTGGACATTTTTCCCCAGCAGTTTTGACTGTTGTACTCGTGCCATACAATGCAGTTCCTTATCTGTTAATTCTGCCACCAGCCTATCACCTCTTTCCATATCCCTATAATCATTAACTATCTGTTTTATGTATCTTCACCAAAACTCTATAATTGTTTTTTATGCAATTCTTACCTCCAATAACTTGATTTTCCTAGATTACTGTCTGATGGCGGCGCCGAATATGTCCAGCCGTTCTCTATTTCGCTGAAGGCGGAACTGCTTGCATCTACCATATCCTTAAACTGGGATTGTGGAAAGCTCTCAAGCTGGTTGAAATACATCTCGTTCCAATCTGCCGCCAGTATATCTACATTTCCCTTATCCATTCCTTCCAGTCCAAGCCACTGTGCCGAGAATGGTTCTGCTCTTGTAACCTTATCCCCTGATTCTGGGAGTATCTTTACAGCAAATCCTGACAGAAATTTCAAAAAGCTCTGTGCCTGCGCCTTGCCCGCCTGTCCTGGGTCTTGAGGAAGACGTGTTATTACCCTTCCATGCTTTGCCCTGTCTGCAATACAGGTCATTTTAATCAGCTCTCGTACTTCAGCAGAATCCAATCTACGGTTAATCACATCAGCAACAATATAGCGCCCATTTTTGCGTTTACCGATTAGCACACCAGCCGTATATGCAGGTTCTCCGTTTTCGTCCTCCGAAGTCGCCGCTAAGTCCCAGCCTCTCGCCCACAAAACCACATCTGTAGGTAATACTTCTAGCATATTGACTTTAGTTCTTTTAAACATTAGTCCTGCTGCTGCCTTTATCTTCCAGTTGCCTCTAAGTAACCGTTCCATGTCAACCTCTGTCATTGCCTTCAAGTTTGCCAAATATCCAGGATCGCTTTCCATCAAGATTTTATTATTTTCCAGATAACTTGCAATGAATGTAACACTTTTGCAGTCCTCCACATTGACCTCATATTTCTTTGCTAACTCCTCAGGAGTGTTTTCCCAATAGATGACATCATTTAGCATCACCATCCACCTTACTTGCCCTGATCGTTCTGGGATTGCATAGCCAGTTTCCTGGTCTATCCACCAGCTAATAAACTCTGCTACCCATGAATCTGCATCAGGGTTGCAGGTCGCTCTCACATACGGGCGAATGCCACAAGCAGTTCTGTTTCGAGAGAGCATATACAGAAACTGATGTTTTGTGAAATGTGTCAGTTCGTCAAAACCAATATAAGCAATCTCTGTGCCTTGCCATGATCCGAGGTCCTCATCTCTTTCAATGTGAGCAAAACTTAGCTTCGCACCACCATCAAACCTCCAATGTAATTTCGGTGACTTCCGTGAGTGGGCATCTGGAACCTGTCCAAATATCTTATTACTGGCGTCCCACAGACCGCCTTCTGCCGTTATCTGATTGTAGTTATGACGAAA